ACCCATACCACCGCTCTGGCTCGTGTATAGGAGATATTAATGTTTTTTGGCGGCACATCATTTGCAGCAGCACCTTTTGCAGATCCAGGATTTAATCCTAATGCATTGGTCATACTTACAGGTAATCAAGTTAATACATCTACAGGAACTGTAGGAGTTACAGGGGATGCTATTTTTGGTGTTACAGGTAGTCAAGTTAATTTTAGTATTGGTAATATAAAAGTTGCCGATGTTATTGGTGTATCAGGAATTGCCACGGCTCTTGCAACGGGGACCGTTGCTGTTACAGCAGGAGCTTCTGTTGATATTACAGGAAATCAATCAAACTTTACAACAGGAACAGTTAATGTAGCGGATGTTGTAGGAGTTACAGGTAATAAAGTTAATCTAACCACAGGAGATGTAAGCGTTGCAGCTGCCGCTGTTACTTCAGTAACAGGTAATCAATTTACTATTGGAACAGGAACAGTTACTTTCCAATTTAAATATTCTGTAACAGGAAATAGATTTAATTTATCAACAGGCACTGTAGCTATTACTGCAGATGCAAATATACCTACAACAGGATCTAGAATTAATACAGACACAGGAACTGTGTCTATTTCTGCAGATGCTAGTATTGCAGTTACAGGATCTAGAGTTGAAATTACGGTAGGTAATGTTACTACTAAAGCTAATGCTACAGTAACCGTTACAACCAATAGACAGAATTTATCTACGGGAACAGTAACGGTCCAAGCTAAAGCTACTGTATTACCTACAGGAGAAGCATTTGAAGTAGGAACAAGTTCAGTATTAATTAAACAGTGGAATGGTATTGTACCAGGAGTTTCACAAGTATGGAAAAATTTACAGGTTAGACAATAATGTTATTTGGAGCAACACCTTTTGCTAATTCCCCTTTTGCCGATCCAGGTGGAGTTAGTATCTTTTTTCAAGTTACAGGTAGCCAGATTAATTTATCTACCAATACGGTAGGTGTATCTGCTTCAGCTAAAGTTTTACCTAATGGTAATGGCTATCAAATTACAGTAGGTAATACTACTGTAGTTATAGGCCAAACTGTGGCAGTAACAGGAGTAAGAATAAACCTTGCAACAGGGGAGGAATCTGTGGTAATATGGAATCCGATTCCGCCAAGCGTGAGTCAAATATGGGTCCCAATAGATCCAAACAATCCATAGGAGAAATATGGCAAGTACATACTCAAGTGATTTAAAATTAGAACTCATGACCACTGGTGAAAAATCAGGAACATGGGGAACGATTACCAATACCAATTTACAACAATTAGAACAAGCAGCTTCTGGATACATTGAAGTAGATGTAGCATCTTCTGATGTTGCATTATCTTTAGCGAATGGTGCAGTATCCAATGGAAAGAATTTATATTTTAAATTAACAGGAACTTTAACAGGCAATAGAAATGTCACGATGCCTGATTCTGCAGAACGAGTGTTTATTGTAGAAGATGCAACTTCACGATCTGCTTCTTTATATAGTTTAACAGTTAAAACCGTATCAGGAACAGGGGTAGCCATTCCTGTTAAATCAACTAATTTATTATACTCCAATGGAACTAATATTTCTTTGGGATTAAGAAATAAAGGTTATATTACTCCAGGCGCAACCTATACTACTGTGAACGGAGATCAAGTTTTAGTAGATACTTCCGGAGGAGGAATTGGAGCTCCCGTAACGATTAATTTACCAGCTTCACCAACAGTGGGAGATGAAGTTCATTTTATCGATTCAGGTGCAAATCTTGCATCGAACAACTTAACCATTGGAAGAAATGGTTCCAATATATTAGGTTCTGCTTCTGATTTAGTAGTCTCTACCAATGCAGCAGCCTTTACTTTGGTATATGTCAATGCAACTAGAGGCTGGGCATATAAAGATAACGTATAGGAGGTCTGATGCCTCTTCAGCAGGTTAAATTTTTACCAGGAATCGACAAACAAAATACCGTTGTAGGAGCAGACAATCGTTGGGTGGATTGTAATAATGTACGATTTCGATATGGACTTCCAGAAAAAGTTTCTGGTTGGTCTTCTTTAGTAACGGATACGATTGTAGGAGTCTGTAGAAAAGAACATGCCTTTGTAGATATTTCTGGAAACAGGTATGTTGCTTTAGGCACAGATAAATTTTTATTAATTTATTTTGAAGGACAATTATACGACATCACACCTATTAGAACAACTTTATCTGCAGCAACGATTGCAACAGTTGATACATCTGCTGTTTGTACTATTACAACAGGAACTGCTCATGGTTTAATTGCAGGGGATATTGTTTTATTAGAAAATGTAACTTTACCTGGTGGAACAGGTTATTCTGATTCTGATTTTGAAGATAAACTATTTCAAGTAACTGGTGTTTCATCCACTACTGTATTTACGATTACACAATCTACCGCTGCAACGGCAACCGTATCTACCGGTGGAAGTATTGATATAAAACCTTATGAGAATATAGGTCCTGCAGAGCAATCCTATGGTTATGGTTGGGGAACCGATACATGGGGAGCAGGTGGATGGGGAGAAGCATCTTCTGCGCAAGATGTAGTGTTAGAACCAGGCCTTTGGGCTTTAGATAATTATGGTCAAGTACTCATTGCAACGATTGCTAATAGTAAGACATTTACATGGAATGCTGGAGCAGCAACTCCTTTGACAGTTAGAGCTTCTACTACTACTTCAGGATTTGAAACTACGAATAATCCAACTGCAACTAGATTAAGTTTAGTATCACCTACCACTCGTCACTTAATCCATTTAGGAACCGAAACAACTATTGGAGATGCTACATCTCAAGATGAAATGTTTATTAGATTTTCAGATCAAGAAAATATAAATTTATATAATCCTACCGCTGTCAATACTGCTGGAACCTTTAGACTTCAAGATGGAACTAAAATTGTAGGAGCATTAAAAGCAAAAGAAAATATTCTAGTATGGACCGATAATGCTTTATACACCATGAAATATATTGGTGCTCCTTTTACGTTTGGATTTGAACAAGTAGGAACGAACTGTGGTTTAATAGGAAAAAATGCTGTTATTGAAGTAGATGGTGTTGCCTATTGGATGAGTGCTAATGGATTCTTTTTATTTGATGGTACGGTTAAATCTATGCCATGTTCGGTAGAAGATTATGTTTATGATCAAATTGATACTACGAAAGGTCAACAAATTGCAGCTGGTATTGATAACTTACATACTGAAGTCATTTGGTATTATACCTCTACTTCTTCTGATTTTAATGATCAATATGTAGTATATAACTATGGAGAAAGCTCTCCTCAATTACCTATCTGGTATATCGGAACCGAAGCAAGAACTTCTTGGATTGATGCAGTAGTTTATCCAAATCCTTTTGCAACGAAATATAATAGTAGCGCCACCGGAACTTTTCCTGTGATTGTAGGAGAAAGTGGTTTAGGTCAAACCGTATTATTTGAACATCATGTAGGAACGGATCAAGTCAATCCAGATGGAACTACTACTGCCATTACTTCTACGTTAACTTCATATGATTTTGATTTAGATGTACAAGGAACTAATGGTGAATTCTTTTTAGCCATGCGAAGATTTATTCCCGACTTTAAAGATTTACAAGGAAGTATACAAATGACATTGGCTGTTAAAAACTATCCATCACAGTCAAGTACTGACACGGCTTTAAGTCCATTTACAATTACAACTTCAACAACTAAAGTAGATACACGAGCAAGAGGAAGATTTGCTAATATTAAAATACAAAACACAGGAATTAGTGAAGACTGGAGATTTGGAACTTTACGATTAGATTTACAACCGGATGGTAGAAGATAATGACTAAAATTGTAGTACGATTACCAGAACCCAAACAAGAATATGATGTTTCGAATCAGAAACAAATTAATAGAGCTATTAGTTCTATTGTAGAACAATTAAACTCTACTTATTTACAAGAATTAAAAGAAGATAATGAACGCTATGCATGGTTTAAAGGTGGTGGAAATGGAGATTGTTAATGTCTTGTAATAATGTAAACACAACAGGATCAACAACTCCATCCTCTGCTGAAATAGATTTTTATCTTTCAGTAGCAAAAGGTGATTTCACTGGTTATTCCAATGTATCTAAATTTGGTGTAAACCCAACAGTTGGATCAAGTGATTTTGAAAGTATTTGGGAAGGAAGTAATGTTTATCCATGGCCAACAGTTGTCCAAACTCTAAGTGTTGTTAGTGCTTCTGCAAATGATACATCAGGTGGAACAGGCGCAAGGACAGTAGAGATTCAAGGTCTAGATACTAATTGGGATATTGTAACAGACACAGTAACTATGAATGGCACAACGCCCGTTGTTACAACACAAACATTTAGAAGAGTGTTTAGAGCAAGAGTTGTTACAGCAGGTTCTTTAAAAACTAACGCTGCTCAAATTACAATGACAGGTTCTACTGATTCTAATATTTTAGCTTATATAACTTATGACACTATTGGTATGGGTCAAACACTTATGGCCGTTTATACTATTCCAAATGGTAAAACAGGGTATATTATAAATTTAAATGTATCTTCTTCTAAAGATAGTGAACATAGGTTTAGATTTATGACAAGAGATAATGCAGTTACTGATGCAGCTTGGAATGTAAAAGAATATATGTCCGCAAGAGGTGGATTTAGTAGCTGGAGAAAATACGCTATAAACAAAGTTACAGAAAAAACAGATATAGATTTACAAGTTATTTCTAATTCTACATCTGCAGCTTCAGGAGGTTTTGAGTTAATACTCATTGATAATTAATGGCAAACGTATATAAAAATGCATTTTATGCACCAACTACTACTTTAGCGGAAACAATTTATACTTGTCCTTCGGAAGCTAGAGCTATTTTTCAAACGGTGCAAATAACGAATGAATCAGGTAGTAAAGTTG